AAGTCCCTTCCTAATGAACTTAGAACAGAAGTAGAAATACCAGCTGAAGAAGAAGTTGTAGAAGAGGAAGTAGTAGAACAAGGTCCCGTAGAAGTTATACCTGAAGAGGATGGTGGAGTTACATTAGACTTTGAACCAGGAGCAATCAATGTTCCAGGAACCGAGAATCATTTTGATAACTTGGCTGACATTTTACCTGAAGATATTTTAGAGCCAATCGGAAACGAGATGGTTGACAACTACATGGAATATAAAAATTCCAGAAAAGATTGGGAGCAATCTTATATTCAAGGATTAGATCTTTTAGGATTTAAATATGAAAACAGAACTGAACCTTTCCAAGGAGCAAGTGGTGCAACACACCCTGTACTTGCTGAAGCAGTCACACAATTTCAAGCACAAGCTTATAAAGAATTATTACCTGCAGAAGGACCTGTAAGAACAGATGTTATCGGAGTAGATTCTCCTCCTGTTCAACAACAGTCTCAACGGGTTAAAGATTATATGAATTATCTTTTAATGGATCAGATGGAAGAATACGAACCTGAGTTTGATCAAATGTTATTTCATTTACCATTAGCTGGTTCAACTTTTAAAAAAGTTTATTATGACCAGTTGTTAGGGAGAGCAGTGAGTAAATTTATTCCTGCTGAGGATTTGATTGTTCCGTACACGGCTACCTCATTAGACGAAGCGGAATCAATCATCCACTCTTTAAAAATTTCTGAAAACGATTTAAGAAAATCACAAGTCAGCGGTTTCTATTCTGACGTTGAGCTTGGCCCACCAGGTGTCGACAACAATGATGAGCTAACGAAAAAGGAAAGAGAAATTTCTGGAACTAAAAAGACAGGGAAACAAGAAGATGTTTATAATGTTTTAGAGTGCCATGTAAACTTAGACCTTGAAGGTTTTGAAGATATCGATGGTGAAGGTGAACCAACAGGAATTAAACTTCCATACATTGTAACCGTTGAAGAAGCATCAAGAAAAATTTTATCGATTAAAAGAAATTATGCACCAGAAGATGCTAAGAAAAAGAAGATACAATACTTTGTACATTTTAAATTTTTACCAGGTTTAGGTTTTTATGGTTTCGGTCTAATCCACATGATAGGTGGACTGTCTCGTACGGCGACCGCGGCTCTAAGGCAGTTACTAGATGCGGGAACGTTATCTAATCTGCCAGCTGGATTCAAGCAACGTGGAGTTAGAGTAAGAGATGAAGCGTCTCCTATTCAACCAGGTGAATTTAAAGATGTTGATGCACCAGGTGGATCTTTACGTGATGCATTCTTTCCATTACCTTACAAGGAACCTTCTCAGACATTATTACAATTAATGGGAATTGTTGTTGGTGCGGGTCAAAGATTTGCATCCATTGCTGATATGCAAGTTGGAGATGGAAATCAAGGCGCAGCTGTTGGTACAACTATTGCATTATTGGAACGTGGATCACGGGTCATGTCTGCTATTCATAAGAGATGTTATGCTGCAATGAAAAAAGAATTTAAATTTTTAGGAAAAGTTATTGCTCAATACTTACCTCCTGAATATCCATATGACGTGGTTGGAGGGGCTAGAACCATTAAGCAAATAGATTTTGATGATAGAATTGATATCATTCCTGTTGCAGATCCTAATATATTTTCTCAGTCACAAAGAATTACTTTAGCACAAACACAATTACAATTAGCTCAATCGAATCCACAGATTCATAACTTGTATAATGCATACAGAAAAATGTATGAAGCCATTGGAGTAAAAGATGTTAATCAAATACTACCTCCTCCTGCTCAAGTTCAACCCATTGATCCAAGTGTCGAGCATATTAATGCGTTAAACGCGAAACCTTTCCAAGCGTTTCCTGGTCAAGATCACAGAGCACACATTACAGCTCACTTGAATTTCATGTCAACGAACATGGTTAGAAATAATCCTGTTGTTATGGCATCCATTCAAAAAAATATATTAGAGCACATCTCAATCATGGCCCAAGAACAAGTACAAATTGAGTTTAGAGAGCAAATGATGCAGATGCAAAGCTTACAACAGCAAGCACCAACGAATCCACAAGCAGCACAGATGCTACAACAGATGATGCAAACGATTGAAGCTAGAAAAGCGGTGTTGATTGCTGAAATGACAGAAGATTTTATGAAGGAAGAGAATAAGATTACGTCACAATTTGATTCAGATCCTTTACTAAAACTAAAATCTAGAGAAGTTGACCTAAGAGCTATGGAAAATGAACGTAAAAAACAAAATGATGAGGCTCAACAAGAACTTGCAAGAGCAAGATTGCTACAATCTAAAGATAATTTCGAAGATAAGCTTGAACAAAACGAAGATTTAGCTAAATTAAGAGCTGGAGTTAGCCTTGCTAAGTCTGGTGTACAACAAATGTCTGTTATTGACGAAAATTAATGGTATATTAGTTTAACAAAAGGTAAATATTATGATGAACTATAAAAAAGCAAAACAGATGGCAGTTCCAAGTCAGAATATAGAAGTAGATCCTAGATCTAAGACTACAGCTGATGGTGCTTTCAACTATATTCCTACAGGAGACAAGGAAAAAGTTAGAGGTACTAAAAGAATGCTATCTAATAAAAAGAAAATCGCTACTTGGTATTAAATTATGTGGTTATCGGCAATTAAACTAGCCGTCTCTGCTGGAAGTAAAATTTATGCTAACAAGCAGAAGACTAAAATAGCTATGTCAGATGCACAGCTTATGCATGCATCTCGTATGGCCGAAGGTAAAGAAGCTTACCAGGGAAAATTATTAGAAGCCCGTCAGTCAGATTGGAAGGACGAGGCAGTTTTAATAATTCTAAGTTTGCCAATAGCAATTCTGGCCTGGGCAGTGGTAAGCGATGATCCGACAGCAATGGATAAGGTAAAATTGTTCTTTGATATGTTCTCAGAGCTTCCAAAATGGTTTACAAATTTATGGATCCTTGTAGTTGCGAGCATCTATGGTATAAAGGGAACACAAATATTTAAACAAAACGGAGGAAATAAAAATGGCAAATAACAGATTCAATATGCAGGTGACACCTAAAGGCTACAAAGCTGGTGGACAAGTAAAAAATTCAAAAGGTACGAGTACAAGTACAAAAGGGAATATTCGTCACGGAAAACTTAAGTCACAAAAAGAACTTAAAACAATAACAGATAGTAAAAAATACAAAGACGCTAATTACGGCGACAAAACTAAAATGTTAAATGTTGCAACCATGAAAAAAGGTGGGGAAGTAAAATCAATGTATAAACCCTATAGTAGAAAAGATCTTTTAGAAGGTGCTAAAAAAGCTAAAGAGAGAAACAAAAAACAAGATGCTAGAAAAAAAGAAATAAATGAAGCAGCTAAAAAATTTAAAGTAGGTGGAGGTGGAAAATATAAATATGGTCCACACAAAGTTGATGTAAATAGAAGAGCCACTGAAAGTCTTCTTGGTAGAGGTAAGATACAAGAAAAAATTATTAAATTTGCAGACAAGTTTGATAAAAAACAAGAAGAAAAAAGAAAAAATAAAAAAGCAATGGGTGGAAGAATTAGAAAAATGGGCGGTGGTTCATTAAAATCAGTCCCTGCTGATAACAAAGGTTTGAAAAAATTACCCACTGAAGTTAGAAACAAAATGGGCTTCATGAAAAAAGGTGGAGTAGTTTCCGACACCAAGAAAAAACAATTTAAAGCAAACCAAGCTGGACAAAAAGCAACTAATAAAAAAGCTATGAAGGTAGCTAAAGGTGTTTTAAATGTTGTAGTACCTGCTGTTGGTGCTGCAGAAGTAGGTAAAAAAATAGTAAGAAAATTTAAAGGAGATAAATAATGGCAAATAATTTATACAACAAACAAGTTACACCTAAAGGATACAAAAGAGGTGGCGGTGTAAAAAAACCTGGTAAAGTAAAATCTTTCTTTGGAAAAATTAGAAAAAAAATTGTACCAACTTTTGGTGAGCAATTTTCAGATGCTAAAAAATCTGGAAAGAAAACTTTTAAATCTACTAGAGATGATAAGACTAAAGGTAAATTAGAATATAATACAAAGACAGCGGTAGAAGTTAAAGCGGCTAAAAAAAGAATGTCCGACAGAGAAAGAGCTCGTGTTGGAGATAAGAGCAAACAGTTGTCTGACAAAGGCGCAGCTTTTAAACTTGCTAGAAAATCTGGTAAAAAAGAATTCACACATAAAGGTAAAAAATTCTCAACACTTTTAAAAGGTGAAAAACCAAATAAAATAATGCCTGAGTTATCTGGCAAAACTTCTAAGAAGATTAAAAAGTTTGTAGGTGCATAATGGCTAAACTTTGTGCAAAAGGAAAAGCCGCAGCTAAAAGAAAGTTTAAAGTATATCCATCAGCATATGCGAATATGTATGCATCAGGAGTATGTTCAGGTAAAATTACACCTGGTGGAAAAAGACAAAAGAAAAATGATGGCGGCCCTGTTGTAAGTGGTTCAACTAATTTAAGAAAAACATTTAGAGAATTAAAAGAACCTGTAAAATCACCTATGACAAAAGTTAAAAGTAAGGCAGGAGATGATGCTAGAAAAATTTTTGATTTAAAATCAAAACAATATGAAAAATTAAAGGCTATAAAAGAAAAACAAAAGCCTAGAGGAAAGAGAACAAAGATGATGGGTGGTGGAAGAATGATGCCTGATAGAGTTATGTTAAAATCAGGTGGCATGTGTAAGTTAGCTTCAAAAGGAAAAGGGAGAGCTTACGGAAAGAATTCATAATGGCCGAAAAAGGTTTAAGATCATGGGTGAAAGAAAAATGGGTGGATATTGGAGCACCGAAGAAGAACGGGAAGTATCAGCCTTGCGGGAGAAGCAAAGGCTCGAAAAGGAAATATCCGAAATGCGTCCCACTTGCAAAAGCCACACGGATGACAAGCTCACAAAAGGCGAGTGCTGTCAGCAGAAAAAGAGCAGCAGGTAATCCAGGCGGTAAACCAACAAACGTTTCAACATTTACTAAAAGAAAGAAGATGGCATTTGGAGGAATAGTTTAATGAGAAAAAATTTTAAAAAAGGTGGCAGTGCTGCGTGGACCAGAAAAGAAGGTAAGTCTGAGTCTGGTGGATTAAATGCTAAAGGTGTTGCATCCTACAGAAAAGCTAATCCTGGTTCAAAATTAAAAACAGCAGTCACAACTAAACCATCTAAATTAAAAAAAGGATCTAAAGCCGCAAACCGTAGAAAGAGTTTTTGCGCGAGGATGACTGGGATGAAGAAAAGATTAACTTCAGCTAAAACAGCAAGAGATCCAAATAGCAGAATTAATAAATCTTTAAGAAAGTGGAACTGTTAGTGAGAGTAACTAGAAAAATTATTCAGTATCTATCAGATATGGAAAAGAAAGCTAAACAGATGAACTTTATAAAGAACTTAAAAAAAGAAGTAGAAACGGGTGCTAATGGTACTCAAGACTACATAATAAAAAAAGGTGAAAACACAGGAAAGGTAGCAAAGAAATAATGCAATTAGAAACAGTAATAAATAAACTTTTAAGATTTTTAGATTCTAGAGTAGAACAATTGTCTATATCAGTCACTTCTGGCGGTATTGACAATATGGAAAATTACAAGTATATAATAGGACAAATCAATGCACTGGAATCAGTGCGTCAGGAAATCTCTAACCTGCTAAACGATAAGGAGCATAATGAAGGAACAGTCATCGATATTAACACCAAACAATAATCTTATTGGTGTAAAAAAATCAGAGAAAAAAGAAGAAACAAAAGGAAAAATTCCGAAACCTACGGGTTGGAGAATAATGGTCTTACCATTTAAAATGAAAGAGAAAACTAAAGGTGGATTAGTATTAGCCGAAACTACATTAGAGAAGCAACAAGTTGCATCACAGTGTGGTTTGGTCTTAGCTATGGGTGATCAATGTTACAAGGATAAAGAACGATATCCTGATGGTCCATGGTGCAAGGTTAATGATTGGGTAATGTTTGCACGTTACGCAGGTTCACGGATCAAGATAGATGGTGGGGAAATACGTCTGCTAAATGACGACGAAGTTTTAGCAACAATTGATAGTCCAGAGGACATCTTGCATGAGTTTTAACATAGGAAGGAGTAACTATGCCAGAAGAAAATAAAACTGTTGATATTGATACATCGGGTCCAGGTGCAGAAGTTGATTTGCATGAGGAAATAAAAGAAAACGAAATCGAGGTAGAAAATGAAACAGTTGAGAACAATACTGAGTCCAATGATTCATCTGAGAAATCTGATGAGCAGTTGGGTGTTCGAAGTGATTCGAACAACGAAGAACAAGAAACAACGAAACAAGAAGAAACAAAAAAGGACGAAGAAAAATTAGAAGAATATAGTAAAGGTGTTCAATCACGTATTGCTAAACTTACTCGAAAGATGAGAGAAGCAGAACGTAGAGAACAAGCTGCCATAGAATATGCTAAATCAGTTGAAGAAAAAAGAAAACAGGATTATTCTCGTTTTCAAAAAACAGATTTAGATTATTTAGATAAATTTGAGAAAAATGTTAGTGCTGGATTAGAAGCTGCAGAGCGAGAACTCGCAACCGCTATCGAGACACAAGACGCAAAAGCTCAGATTGCAGCAAATAAAAGAATAGCAGAACTCTCTTTTGAGAATGCTAGGATTAAACAAGCAAAACAAAGTAAAGAACAGGTTAGTGCAGAATCAACTGTACAATCTGCTGACAGTGGAAACATTGCACAGTCTTTACCTGCAAGTACACCAATGCCAGATCCACAGGCGGAGGCTTGGGCTGCTAAAAATGAATGGTTCGGAAGTAATAGAGCCATGACTAATACAGCTATAGCACACCACCAAGATTTGGAAAATGAAGGTTATGACACAACTTCTCAAGAATACTATCGAGAAATTGATAGAAGAATGAAAGTTGACTTTCCTGCTAGATTTGGTATTACTACAGAAGAGAAAACGTCCGCTCCCGTGCAAACGGTTGCATCTGCTTCAAGAAGCGTAAAACCTGGACGCAAAACTGTGAGACTCACTTCTTCTCAAGTAGCGATAGCTAAAAAATTAGGAGTGCCACTCGAAGACTACGCAAAACAATTAAAACTCACGAAGGAGGCATAAGCGTATGGAAAAAGAAAATAAAACTACTTCTCGTGCGAGTCAAACTAGGTCAAAGACTGAAAGGCCAAAAGTTTGGGTCCATCCGTCAGCTCTAGACGCACCCCCTGCACCTGATGGTTTCAGGTATAGATGGATAAGAGCAGAAAGCGTTGGCTTTCAAGATACGAAAAACATATCTGGACGTTTAAGAGAAGGATATGAACTAGTAAGATCTGAAGAAGTTGAAAATGCATCTGACTATCCGACCGTTGAAGACGGGAAATACAAGGGAGTTGTTGGAGTTGGAGGCCTTCTACTTGCGAAGGTACCTGAAGAGATCGCGAAGCAAAGACAAGAGTATATGACTGACCGTCATAAACAAAGAGACGAAGCTGTAAAAAACGATTTAATGAAGGAGCAGGATAGTAGAATGCCAATCAATGTTGATAGGCAGTCTCGTGTAACCTTCGGTGGTACTAAGAAATAATTTTTTAACTATTTCTAAATCACTGATTTAAATTAAACCGTATCTGCCCCTTTGGGACAGGTACATATGGAGAAAATAACTATGGCAAATAGAAACACACAAGGTTTTGGTTTGATCCCTGCAGGAACTCTTGGCTCAACGCCAGCGACTTCTGGTCAAGGCAAATACAAAATCGATGCGGGTTATGCAACCACTATATATCAC